GGTGATGTAATGGCTTTGCCAGCAACACTTACGGTAAGTATTAACTTCTCTGATGGCCCTGCATTTGGTGTGCCATTTACTATTGGTGATCCAACATACGGCAAACTTGGTGGCGTAGGAACTCTTGGCGCTAGCACTACACCAGCCCTTATTGCTGATGTAACGGCTCAAACTATCAAGATTGACACTCGCAGGGGTAGAAACATCAACCAAGACCTGTACGAGGCTGGAACGGCTGTTATAAGGGTATTAGACCCTAATGGTGACTTCAACCCTCAGAACTTATCGTCACCTTACGCAGGCTACCTACAGCCTCTTAGGAAGGTACGCATTACTGCTGACAACGGTACTGCTTACAACATCTTCTCAGGCTATACAACTGACTATCGCTACACATATCCAGTAGGTCAAGACATTGCCTATGTGGACATTTCTTGCGTAGATGGTTTCCGATTGTTCAATATGTCTAACATTACGACAATTACTGGTGGCGTAGCATCAGAAACGACTGGCACACGTTTAGGCAGGATTCTGGACATGGTGTCATGGCCTTCAAGCATGAGAACAATTGCAACTGGCAGTTCAACTTGCCAGGCTTCATCTGTCGATACAAGTGTTCGCTCGGTGCTACAAGCAGCTCGCAACGTAGAACAGTCAGAGTATGGCGCGTTCTATATGGATCCTAGTGGTATTGCAGTATTCAAGTCCCGTTCACAAGTATTATCTGCAGCTGCTGCCTCACCAATAATATTCAATCAGGATGGCAGTGGCATAAATTATGCCAATGTGACTTTCGCTTTTGATGATAAGCAGGTAGTCAATAACGTGTCAGTTCAGCGTACAGGTGGCACTGCTCAGACAGCAACCGATAGCGCAAGCGTGACAACCTATTTCACCCACAGCCTTTCATACTCAAACCTAATTGTTGAGTCAGATGCAGAAGCCCTAAACATAGCCAGAGCCTATGTAAGTTCACATAAAGACACAACTATTCGCATTGACTCCATGACACTTGATTTGATGACTGCTAGTTACACAGCAGGAGTCACAGCAGCTCTTGACCTTGATTACTTTGACCAAGTTCAGATAACTAACACACAGCCCGGTGGATCAACAATAACTAAGACTCTCCAAGTCCAAGGCATCGCTCATGCGATTACACCTAACACTTGGAAAACAACCCTCACCACGCAAGAACCAATCATCGATGGATTCATTATAGGAAGTTCCCTATACGGTATCCTTGGCACTAGCGTTTTATCATACTAAGGAGTAATAAATGGCAACAGGTTTTCCAGCAATAACCGGTGACGTGATGAGCGCAGCAATGTTCAATGGACTTGTGGCGTTTCAATCGACCATAACAGATCAGACTGTTGATTACACACTTGTTTTGGCTGACGCATATCAAGTCCTTATTTCTATGAACAAAGCAACTGCTATTGCTTTGAAGATTCCTACAAACGCTACGGCTGCAATGCCAATTGGAACAGTAATAACAGTTCTCAATAAAGGTGCTGGCAGTTGCACCATATCCGCTACATCATCAGGCACAACAACTGTTTTATCAGCAGGTGCAACTGCTGCTTCTCCTACATTGGCACAATACAAAACAGCTGCGTGTATGAAAGTAGCAATTGATACGTGGTATGTCGTAGGGGCAATTGCATAATGATTGGTGCAATAATTGCAGGACAACACAAAGGACAACAAGTTGTCCAAATTATTGGAGATTTCTTAGTTGTAGCTGGTGGCGGTGGTGGTGGTTATGACATCGCTGGTGGCGGTGGCGCAGGTGGATTTCGCACTGCAACAACACAAACACTTCCAAGCACATTTACAGTCACTGTAGTCGCAGGTGGTACTGGTGCAACATCGGCAGCTAACGGTGGTCAAGGGAATACATCTACATGTAATTCAACTTCATCATCGGCTGGTGGCGGTGGTGGTCAATACAACGCGGTAGGTGTTGCAGGCGGTTCTGGCGGTGGTGGTGGATCAACATCAACAACTGCAAAAGCAGGTGGTGCAGGAAATGTTGGGTCGTATAGTCCTGTTGAAGGTTATGCTGGCGGTGCAGGATTCGGTAGCCCTTCTGTTTATGCTTCAGGCGGTGGCGGTGGAAGTTCTGCTGTAGGTAATGCAGGAACATCTGGCACTGGTGGTACAGGTGGTGCAGGCACTTCTAATTCATATTCAGGTGGTGCAGTTACTTATGCAGCAGGTGGAGATGGTAAAGGTGGAACTACTCCCGGCGCACCAACAAATGCAACTGCTAACACTGGCAATGGTGGCATGGGCGGAAAAGCAAACTCCGCAGGTGGTAATGGTGGTTCAGGCATAGTCATTATCAGATATACATCTTCATATCCTGATCTAACTTCTATAAGTGGTGGATTGACTTATTCTGGGCCAGTAACTTCTGGTGGAAATAAGATTTACACATTCACCGCAGGAACAGGAACGGTGACTGTCTAATGGCACATTACGCGTTTTTAGACGACAACAACATTGTCACAGAAGTCATCACTGGTAAAGACGAAACTGAACTAATAGACGGTTTAGATCCTGAAACTTGGTATGGTAATTATTGTAATCAAGTTTGCAAACGAACTTCATACAATAGCAATATCCGCAAAAATTACGCAGGTATTGGTTACACATATGATGAAGGTTACGATGCCTTTATTGCACCTAAGCCTGACAATGCCATTGGTTTTGATGAAGAAACTTGCCGATGGATAACTCCGGAAAGAGTTGTTGATGAAACCCAAGTTATCTAAAGCTGCGTCACAACTTAGATTGCAGATAGATGATTCCTTCCCGGATAGAGATAGAGCATCAGACGGTTGGGTTGGGGATACCCGACATAATAGAACTGTCTCTGATCACAATCCAGATGTTGAGGGTTGGGTACGCGCCATCGACGTTGATGCTGACCTGTCCAAACAAAAAGGGCAATCCGTATATCTGGCAGATCAGATACGACTTGCTGCTAAGAACGGCGAGCGGAGAATTGCTTACGTTATCCACATGGGAAAGATTGCTAGTTCAAAGAAGCGTTGGGCTTGGCGCAAATACGATGGCATCAATGCTCACAACCACCACATTCACATCTCGTTTGCGAAAGAAGCTGACACTGATGGTGAGTTTTTTCAGATACCTATGCTAGGAGGCAAAGATGAATGAACTAAAGACAGCAGCAGGTTCTTGGGGCAGAGCCTTTTTAGTAGCGGCACTTAGCCTCTACGCAGCCGGAGTTACAGATCCTAAAGCGCTAATCGCTGCAGGACTTGGCTCATGCTTACCACCAATCATTCGTTGGTTATCACCAACAGACAAGGCAATGGGTATTGGTAAGGATGAACGCTAATGAAATGCTTACCGTTTATCTTGCAACCCTTACTCTTGTAGGTGGTCTTGCAGGGTTTGTCATTACACATTTATTGAGTGAAATAAAGAGACTCAACATGCGAGTCGATGAAATCTATACTCTCTTACTAGAGCGATAATTATTGTCATGGCAAGGACTAAGAAGGTCATAGACCTAGACACTTATTCTAAGTTAGATGCGTACAGCATTGCCATGCATGAGTTCTACAAAAGCCTCCGCAGGGCTGGTTTTGCTGTTGATATATGTCTAGCCATCATCTCTGATCGTGCAACTTATCCTGACTGGTTACTTCCGGCCTTGCCTAACAAGATTGACTCTATCCCATACGAAGATGATGAGGATGAATGATTCAACGCACTGTAGTCGTTTCAGATTTACAGGTTCCGTATCATGATGAAGTCGCAGTCAAAAACCTTGGGGCGTTTATCCGCGCTTGGAAGCCTCACAAGGTTGTCACAATTGGAGACGAAATCGACTTACCACAAATCTCACGTTGGACAGAAGGAACACCAGGCTGGTACGAGCAGACTCTTGGAGAAGATCGCGACCTTGCTGTTCAGACACTATACGACTTACAAGTAACAGACATGATTCGGTCTAACCACACAGACCGCTTATACAATGTAATCATGAAGAAGATACCGGCATTCCTGTCATTACCTGAGATGAAGTTTGAACGGTTCATGCAGCTAGATGAATTGGGAATCACATTCCATAAGAAGCCAATGGCTATCGCACCTAACTGGATTGCTATCCATGGAGACGAGCAGGGCATCAACCCTAATGCTGGCCTCACAGCCCTTGGCGCAGCGCGTAGGCATGGCAAGAGCGTCATATGTGGACATACTCATAGGGCAGGGCGTAGTGCCT